TAAATAATCAACAAGAAGGCGAAGGCGAGTTCTTCGATTTATTCGATACAGCAATGGCTCCGTTTAGGGGCGTGGAAGGTGCTTTGCAGGGAGTTTATAACTTAGCCGATTATATTGTTGATGATTCCTTACCCGATTGGGACGAACGTTGGTTAGGCGAGTCTCAATCTACAGTTGGATCTCTTGTTGAAAGTGTATCTCAATTTGCTACAGGGTTCGTTCCTATCTTTGGTTTAGCAGGTAAAGCTGGTAAGTTAGCTAAAGCTGGATCGCTTACACAAAGAGCTTTAAGTAATAACTTAACACGAGGAACGGCTGCAACTATCGTGTCAGACTTCTCCGTTTTTAACGGGCAAGAAGCCAGGCTATCAAACCTCGTACAACAATTCCCTGAACTACAGAATCCTGTAACGGAGTTTTTGGCGTATGAAGACGGTGAAGGCGAGATTGAAGGTCGTCTTAAAAACGTACTTGAGGGACTTGGTCTTGAAGCCGCCACGTTAGGTTTTATACGTGGTTTAAAAGGTCTTAAAAAAGGTAATAAAATCCGACAAGACGGAGGCTCCGCATTAGATGTTTATCGTGGTGCTGTAGAAGAAATGGGCGGTGACTTTGTTAAATTATTACCTGACTTTTTAAAAGGAGGTAAAGAACGAGTTCCCGACTCTCCTGATGTTTTTGAAGCGGTAATTGAATCGCGTCCGCAGCGTAAACCATTTCAAACAAACCTGGAAGCTAAACGTGGATTAGAAGGTAGTCGTGGCCCTGACTACATCAAAGGACGATTACAAAAGAAGTTTACTGTTGCTGGTGCAGATCCAGCCGATGTTAAAGACATTGAGACTTTTATCGATACGATTGGTGAACGGATGTTTGATGATGTATCAATGTCGGTTACAAACAAGATTCAAGCTCGTGGTCGTTTTAACTTTTCAAATAAACTATTAGAGATTCGTAAGGATGTAATCGAGGCTGGAGAACTCAAGCGTCCGATGGTTCACGAGTTATGGCACAGTTTGAGCCGTTACTTACCAAAAGCTGACGCAGATCGATTAACAAAACAATTCGATGTAGAGCGTGGTAAGTTTATGGACGACCTTAGTAAACGCGCCAAGGACACAAATTTAAGCCCAAGTGAAAGGCTGAAGTTAGCAAAGGAATTAAACGATTTTAAAAAGGGGAATTACAACGACGCTAATTACCGGTTCTCTGACATAGACGAATACTTCGCCGAAGAGATGACTGATGCGTTCTTGTCTAAACTAGATGCAGACGACGCTTTAGCTCCGTCAGGAACTTTTAAAAGGGCGGCACAGGAAATCGCTATCTTGTTAAAAGATTTGTTTGCTAGTGTTAAATCCAAGCTAGGTATTGATCAGCGACAAAAGATATTCAATGACTTTATTAAACAACGGAATGTAAAGATTCAGCGTCAAGCTCCATTGGACATGACAGGTAAGACTTACGCTGATCTACCTGAGTTGAATCCTGAAATTAAAAAGATTTGGTCGGAGACGAAAGCAGATGATATAGATGCCCATCGAGGTCGTGTGTTAAACATAGGACAAATAAAAAACACAAATCAGATCGATGAGATAAGAATAGCTGGGAGGGAATGGGCGCAGGTTAACTTACCTGATCCAGGGTCAAAGTCTATCGACGAGATGACTACCGAAGCTTTTGATGACATTGAAAATATTTCTCCTGAGATTGCTAAGAATTGGAAAAATCAGATAGTTGATACTGAAGCAAAAGCCCGTGAACTCAGATTAGAAGTTACGATCATGAAACAATTCGGTCGTACTCTATCTAAAAAAGCCTTGGATCAAGCAAAGGCATATAAGAAAAACGGCAGAAGTGATAGTGATTTAGCTAAACTAAAAAATACTTTTCAAGAATTAGTAGAGTTTGAGGCTTATTATTCAGCGGTTGGTCGAGAGCAGTCTTTAGGTTTGGGAGTTCGTCGTTTCACAGGTGAGTATAAAGGCAAAAAAATTGGTGTAGATGAATCCGAAATTGAAACTTCAGACGGTATTCGCAATAAATATTTAAACGAAAGCGGAGGACTCAGCCCTGATAAACTCGTTAAAATCGTAGAAGAAGCATCAGACGCAGACGATGTTGAAAAAACATTAACGAGTATGCTTAAACTAGCTAAAAAGGCTCAAGGCAATAAGATGCTCGATATGACTCAAGAGTATTGGATTAATGCTATTTTGAGTGGCCCTAGAACCCATGCTGTAAATGCGGCGGGTAACACCTTAACTTCGTTACTATCTACGCTTGAAACCGCAATAGGCGGTGCTATGGACGGGAATATTGATGTGGTTAAACACGCATTTAGTTCATGGGCTGATTGGGAAATGATAAAAGAGTCGTGGAAGTTTTCTAAGAAAGCTTGGCAAGAAGGTGAAAATCAATTATTACCTGACTCTAAATCGTTCGACGAAGGACGCCCCGATGCGATTAGAGCTGAAGCTTTTGGTAGTTTAGCTGGTAAGGAAGATACATCGCTTTACAAATTTGTAGATAACTTAGGTAATTTCTTGAGGTTGCCATCCCGATTGTTGCTAACTTCTGATGAGTTTTTCAAACAAATGAATTACCGTCGTGCGGCTCGTTTTAAACTCGCTTTAGACGGGCTTGAGGCTGGTATTAAAGAGCCTTACGCTTTAGCTAAGTATATCGAAGATGGTTTACAAAATGTAATTACAACAGGTGGTAGGCATTATTCTGAAGAAGCAATTATCCGTAAAGCTTCAAATCAAGCTGACGCTCGTGGTATTACCGATACTAGAGAGCGTACTGCATTTATACGTAAATATAGAGATGAGAACTTTGATGAAAAGACGAATGCTTTAGCTGCTTTTGCAAAAGATCAAACGGAGTATTTAACTCATACAAGAGCATTAAAACAAGGTTCTATAGGTCGAGGTTTTCAAACCTTTACAAACAATCATCCAGCAACGAAGTTTATATTACCGTTTGTTAGGACTCCAAGTAACTTATTATCGTTTTCTTTTGAGAGATTATTACCGTGGCAAGCTGGTAAAGTTTTGGTTCTTAAAAGTTATAGAGAAGAGTTTAAAGCCGCTCTTAAATCCGATAACCCAATAATACGCGCTCAAGCACGTGGTAAACTTGCTTCAGGAACTGTAATGGCAGGGATCATGGTTGATGCGGCTTTAAATAATAGAGAGTACATTACAGGTGGTGGGCCGTTAGATGAGAACCAAAAGAAAGCTTTAATGGCTACAGGCTGGCAACCATACAGTTTTAAAGTCGGAGATAAATATATTAGCTATCAACGACTTGATCCTGTTGGAATGATGGTAGGCGTTATTGCTGATGTTGTAGACACAGGAATCAAAAGTCCAAAAGCTTTTAACTCACCCGCTTACGAAGGTATGCTACAAGCTCTAGCTGTGACCTTTGCTCGGAATGTAACTAATAAATCTTATCTTTCGGGTGTTCAAATGTGGATGGATGCTATGAGTGAGCCTGAGCGTTTCGTGCCTAAATTACTTAGGAATTATACTTCTTCAGGTATACCCATGAGCGGGTTTTTAGGACAAGCTCAATACGGATCAGGCGATCAAGAAGCTCGTGAAATGCGTTCGATTTGGGAGGCAATGAAGAATAAAACTCCAGGTTTGCGTAGCACACTTGATCCAAAGCGTAATGTATTAGGAGAATCTATCATAGTTGAAAACGTGCCTTTGATCGGAGCAATTAATCCAATGGCTTATAGTACAGTTAAAGACGATCCGATATTAACAGAAATGGCCAATCTAAGACACGCATTTAGAAACCCGCCATCTACTTACGGAGGTGTACTTGATTTACTTGACTATACAAATGAAAAAGGACAAACCGCACATGATCGTCGTTTAGAGTTATTGCAATCTGTAGAAGTAGGCGGTGTCACTTTAAGACAAGCTTTATCGAATCTTATAAATTCTAGTAACTATCAAAATCTGTCCCCTATATCAGAGCCTGGTTTAGAGAGTCCTAGGGTAAGTCAAATAACAAGTGTTTTACGTAAATTTAAAAGTGCAGCGCTAGAACAAGCCATGAGCGAGTTTCCTGAGCTTGAACAATTCTATGATCAAATTACTCGTGCCAAGTACGAACTAAGCATGGGAGCTGACCATTCCGATGTCCTCTCGTTATTAACGACGCAATAAACCTTGTCATTCGCAATTAAAAGATAATAATATAACAAAGAACCATGCCCAACTCATATGTAGAATATTCATCGGCCACATCGGATCAAGTTACTAATGGCTTTGTGTTTTCGTTTCCGTACTTATCAGATGATGCGGGTAATGCTTTAATCGACGTTTATGTCTCGGATGTAAAACTAGCTTCATCGGCGTTCTCCGTTACAACATCACCGACAAATTCGATACTTATAAACGCGGGTAGTGTTTTAGTCGGAGACGCCGTTAAGATTGCTCGTAATAGTTCTACCGCTGACCCGTTGGTAGATTTCGTTGATGGTTCGGTACTTACGCAAGATCAGCTTCCGTAAGTAC